TTCTATTACTTTAATAGCTTTGTTATCAACCCCACCTCTTGTAAAATCTGTAAACCAAATTAAATCATCTTTGATAAGCATAGTTGTAGTATCATATGCTTGACTAACGCCACCCCTTACAATACTTTCCTCTTCACTCCATAAAAATGTACCCGTTTGCCACCCTCTGTTCTGACCTCTGTATGTTTGTCTTGGATAAAATGAATCACCAACATACTCTTCGGGTAAATCTTTTAATACATAAGGATGATGATTTACGGCGTTAGAGTTATTTGCAACTCCACCTGGTGGTGTTGGGCTGTTAGCAATATCCGGCGATGGATTCCATACATAACCATTCCAAGTCCATTCTTCTTCTGCACTTAAAGTCCCAACTAATAAATTTTCTGTTAAGTTTGGAGACCAAGTGTAAACTATATCACCATCGTCAAATATATTAAATATTTTCCAAGCTCCTTCTCCATCGAGGTTTGTATTTGCGGTGGTGTCTCCTATTTCCGCTGGAATTACTGGTAGGTTAGGTCTTCTAACTTTTCCAAATCCAGTAGCTACTAAATCAGGATTATCCGTTAAAATTTGTGATAGAGTTTCTCCAGGTTTTGGTTCTACCTCACTAGCCGCAGCTGCTGTATTTGCTTGGTAACCTTCAGGTGGATTAGTAGGTTTTGTTTCTGTAGGACCAGGATTAGTAGGATCAAAATAACCAGCTGGTGTGTTAGTTGGTTGTTCTTCTGTCTTTAGTTCACCTGCATAAGCTATAGCAGTACTGACTCCTTTACCTGGTATGGTGCTCTTAATATCCATTTTAATATTAATAAAATCACCAGCTTTAACGCCTAAACTACTTAGTTTTTGTAAACCATATTGTCCAATTAACTGTAGTCTGTAGGGATAACCCGTTGGCCATTCTGGTGAAGAGGTGTATATTTCGTTGTTGTCCGTAAACTTTATACAATTACCACCAGCTATACCTTCCTTTTGTACAACTTTTGCATGATAACCTAAATGTTCTGTACCTTCCCATATTCCACCACTTCCAAATTGAGTGTTACTTCTAAAACCTACTTCCCAACCTTCTGCTCTTACGGCATCTTGATGTAATTCAGGATCCCATCCTCTTCTATCACCATAAAATTTTATATTTCCATTTCCATCTAATCTTAGATTTTCAAGAGCAGCATTTTCTACAACATTTACCTCTGACCTAACAGCGCTTTCTATTGCATCTACTTTATAAACATCAGGTAAAGTTAATGTACCATTTACCATTTGTTGTGTAAACCTAAAGTCTCCTGTAACTGTTAACACTTTTGAGTTGTATTTATCACCACCTACAAAATTTATATTTGATACAACACTTTCATACTTATTTTTTGTTTGTATATTTATAAAATCATCTATGTAAGAACTGTTTATTCTTTTAGCTTTTAGTCTAACTTCCGTTCTACTTGGTGATATCTCATCTATTTGATACTTTAAATCTTCTACTGCTAGTTGTTCAGCAGTAGCTGGACTATCTTTGAACTCTTGTTCTGTTACGTTGTAGACTATACCATCTTCTGTTATATAAAGTTTATCTGTATTCGTATAAACATCACCAATCTTAGTATTATTTTTATCTAATGTATGAAGTAGTACTGCTGATTCATCACCAGCTAATTTTCTGATAAAATTATATCTTACTCTAAACGTACCACTCTCAAAACCCAATCCTCTTATATGTGTGCCAGGGTAAAACTCTATATTGTCATTTGATGAATTTATAATAAATTGTGATACAGATAAAGTATTATATTCTATTAGATTTCCATTAGTATCAAATATTTCTAAATAGACACAATCTTTTTCATTGGTTCCCCATTTACCATTTTCATAGGGTTTATTACCAACGATATCAAAAAGATTACCATCTAAAAGTGCTTTATCTCTTTCGTTTAATTTACTAGCCATTATAACTCTCTAAATTCTCTTGACAATATTTGGTTTATGGAATCATCTGTTTTTAACTTTTTTACTTTTAAATCGTAAACTATTTTAGAAGACTCATCCTCCGGTAATTGGTTTTGATAAGGATCTTCAAATAAAAGAATAGTGTTTGATTTATCTCTTACCACTTGACCTAAATTAGCAGAACCAGATACATTTGCTCTTTCTAATAGAGTAGCCTTCTTTTGCAAATATTGCTGTTCATCTTCATCAATTAGATTTTGATAAAACGAAAGTTTTTTTAATTCCTCTTGTGTGTAAGGCATTTTTTTATCTCACTACTTTAAATTCAAAATCATCATCAAAGTGTTGTATGGTTTCTTCTGTTGTGTTACTACCACTTACAACTCTAAAACAAAATCTGTAATATCTTTCTGCTTGTAATCCATTCATCCATAGATTAAAATAGTTTCCCGTTGAGTCACAACTTACCAAAGAGCCTGTTCCAAATGGTATTATAACATCGTCTGTTTGTGCGTCTAATACAGAATAATATGCACCATCACCACCGATACCCTCTACACTACCACTTGGCAAATACTTTTGCGTTAAGTATGCTGAAGATGTGTTTGAGTAAGACTTTGTTGGATACCTACCTCTACCACATAATCTAAACTTTACCTTAGAACTTTCCTTATACTCAGGTCTTAAATTCTTCATATACACTTGTAAGTCTTCTAGTTCAGTAGAATCTAAAGCATTTAATGAGCCCGTACTCCACTTTGTATCATACCATTCAACTTCTAATTTTGGTGGATATATTGTATTGGTTTGTCTTGAAAAGAATTTTAAGTTACCAAATCTTTCTGAATTACCTTCATCAGTATTTGTATCCAAATTCTCAAAACTACCACTTCTTTTTACAATGAATCCATTGTTGGGATATGTTCCATCTAACCATTTGTTCATTATTGGCGTTACATCCATTCTCACATCATCAGAACCATACTTAAAAGATTGTGTAGCATAAACTTCTTCATGCCATGCCCCACCTTGTTCTTCACCTACGGAACCACTCCAAGGAGTTTTTAGAGCCTGACTATCTCTGTAGTTCCAGCTAGCTCCATTGGTGGATGCCGGGCTATCGGATTGATATCCTTCACCTTCAACCCAACTTTGACTAATTGGATAAGCCCAAATAGATTGGCTAACCCTCAAATCTTCTGAACTAGCATCATACATATTTAAATAAAATTTTCTATCAGAACTTATAGTTCCATTATTTATTGACTTTTCTATTTCAGATATATCAAATTTTATAAGTATACGAGAAACTTTTACATTACCACCTGAAGTACTCATGGTTTTTTGTATCTCTAATATCTCATCTAAGCCCGAATTACCACTACCACTAGCTTGATATAAAGTTGTATCTATTTCTGGAAAAACAAAATAATGCATTAGTTACCTCCTGTTGTATTACCAACCACTCTACCTTCAATATCGGTATTTGGAAATTTTAATTCAAAACAACTTGGGTCTAATGATGGATAAACAATTCCATCTTTTGTAGCGCTTACCATATCATAAGCATTGCCCGAGTAACCACTACTTGCCTGAAACTTATTGGTAATTAATACAGAATGACCATTTGGATTGTCTTCTTCCGGCGGTACGACAGCAGATACACCATCAACTAAAGACAATTGATAAGCTATATCAGCTAATACTATTGGTTGTCCAATTTGCCATTTATCGATATTAAAGTAACTTTTTACTTTCTGTACAGCTTTTAAAACAACTTCTTCCTTATTGTAACCAACTCTTGTAAGTAAATTAAATTTTATTCCGATATTAATTACAAAAGCATTCTTTATGTTTACAGCATCAGTTACCATTCTAAACTGAGTTAGATATGTTTGTACATTTTCTTTAACTGCCTGATTTACTGTTGTCAATTTTTTATTTGCATCAAACCCTAATAGATACATATTAAGAGCTAATGGATTTGCTATACGAGCGTCTGCATTAGCACCTGATTTACTATCTAATTGACTATCTTGAACGACATAGGCTTTTGCTACATTACCAAACTTAGGTGGTAGAGCATATACTCTCGTTATGTAATCTTCTTTTGTAACCACTCTTTGTTGAGTTTGAAAGTAAGCTAATGCGTTATTTTTTACTTCGATAATACTTTCAGCACTTCTACCACCAGCCGCAGGTAACGGATTATTTATAGCTACAGAATTTTTAGTTGTCTGCACCAAACCCGCACTTAAACCCGTTTCATCCAAACTTATATTAGCTGATTGTATACTTCTAATACTATTAGCTCTTACATTATTACCAACACCACCACCGTATCTATATTTAATAGTTAGTTGAGTATTAGATGGAGCTTGTCCATATGCTTTAGTTGCTAAAAAATTAGAAGGATCAAATGCTGTATTTAGGTAAGTTGGTGAGCCAGGTAAAGAAGAACCAACCTCATCTGGATTTGGAATTATCTCCTCATCAGGACTATCTGATGTACCAGCACCAAATCTTAATTCTGTTTTACCATCTTCTCTAATAAATGTTGTAAATCTTCTCGATGTTTTTAAAAGTTTTAGTAAGTAAGGAGCTTGGTCACTGTATATATTTAGTTGGTCATCATTCTTAGATGTATTTTCCATATCTGTAAATACTGTATCTTGAGCTAAAAAAGCAACTTCATACCAATCATTACCATCACTATCTTTACAAGAAATTATTTCTAAAATGTTTTGATTAGCCAATGCAATTCTTTTGTATTTTTCAGCTGCATTAAAAGTAAAGAACTCTGTTGCAACAGCCCCACTTGAAGCTCTCACACCCTTTTTTAATAAGTAAGTAACTGGTATATTGTTAGAACTTTCGTAAACAGTTATTGTCATCGGGTCATAAGAACTTGAAAACTTAAAGTTACAATCCTCTGTTGTTATAAAAGATACTCCTGTATCTGATTGTATTTCCATTCCGGCTTTTAAACTCATAGCATAGTTTAAATCAGGTTTAGTGGTGTAACTAGCTCCTGTTCCTGTTCCGGTTGCTGGTACTGTTTGAAACACATCGATATCAGTTGTAGAAGCTGAAGATAATTTTGGTTTGTATCCTAAAGACTGAGCCATATTGTATACTGTTCTCTTTTCTTCAGCAAATGCTAGTAGACTTTCTTTAAATTGATTATCTACATAGTATGAAAGTACATCACCAACATAAGATGCCATTTCGATAAACATCATGCCTGGTGATGCTTCATTAAAATCATTATACTGATTTGGAAAGTATATCTTAGTAAATTCTATTAGGTTATCTTTGAAAGATGTAAAATCTTTATTTAGATACCTAACTTCTTTTACTGATTTCTTTGTTACTGAATATGGCATTTACTTTCTCCTGTTAACCAATATTGTAATTTGAAAAATCTAAAGTTAAATTTTCTTCAGAGGTAACATCGACATTAAGAGTAAATCTTAAATTGACAATAGCAGTAGACATATTTTCATCTGAAAAATTGGTTTCAATATTTACAATATTTATAAATGGTAAAAATTCACTCATAGCAGCTCTAATCTCTTCTTCGACTCTAGCTTCAAGGTCTGTATTTTCTTGTGAGAAAACTAAAGATAAAAGATTAGTTCCAAATGTAGGATTACCTAATCTCTCACCTTTATTAGTCAATAGAAGATTCTTTATATTAGACCTAGCTTGTTCTAAAGCTGTTTTAGTTCTCTTAAAGTATCCATCTGGCGTATGAGTTAAAGGTAACTCTAAACCAATAAAAGTATCTTCATTTAAATCGTTTTCAATAACACCCATTATAATTTACCATCCTTCTTCTTTAATGCGTTCATTACACCTCTATAATCTTTTGTTAAGTCGCCCATCACATCTTGTACTGCTTTATTTGATGTATCAGCACCAGCTGCTTGTGCTGTCTGCATAGCTCCCATCTTTCTCTTATCTTCAGCACTAGCTGCTATTCCACCATAACCCATAGCCTCAGCCATTCTTGTACTATCAAAAGTCTTATTACCCATTGTTGGATACTCTTCAAACTCATCTCCACGAGCGGTTTCATTTAGTATCTTATTTAACGTTGGGTTTTTGGTATAACTTACTTCTTCAGGCTTAGACTTTTTAGGAACAGGCTTTGGTATTACTTCAGGCACATCATTTACATTATTAGATATAGCCTTAGCTCCTTCACTAATAAGTATCTTTCTTACCTCTTTTTGTACCTCTTGTTTAACTATTTCTCTAATTAAACCTACGATTTTTTTAGTGTTCGACATGATAACTCCTATTTATTATAAATATTAAGAATTTAATTTTCTCTTTCTTTGCTCACGCAAAGCTTTCTTTTTTTCTTGTTCTGCTTTTACTTTTTTTAATTTTGTTTTTGTTTCTTCAATAAACTTTTTAAAATTTTGTATTAGGTTTGGTGTTACATTTAATGCATTTTTACCTTCTTCAATTTCTTTGTCAACCTTTTCTCTTATAGTTCTCTGAACTAATGCTGTAGCAGCAGCAGCCGGATTAAGTGCTGATGCCGTAGCAGCTGCTTTTTCACTAACTTCTGCGATTTTAGAAGCAGCATCCAAAGTTGTTATAACTGAATTAGCACTTTTTATTAAACCTTGTATTGTTTCTACTTTAGATTCTACATCCTCTATTGTAGCCAGTATGTCTTTAATCTGTTGTCCTTGCGATTGTCCTTGTCTTGTAGCATTTATGATTAAGTCTATCTTAGCTTCTATTTCCTTTTTAGGCAAATCAAATACAGATTTGATGGTTTTCTTAATTCTATCTGATAAAGCGCTCATAGTTATCCCCTTACACCTGCAACTTCAACTATTGGTTGTACTTCACCTTCCACCTCATTTATGGAAGTAACTTCATTAGATTGATTTTCTGCTATATAGACTGTATCGCTTAGTATTTGTGGTAAAATATTTGTAGATATGTCTTCAATATCTTTTTTTAATACTTCACCTGCATCTGCTATCTCGGCTACTCCTGTAGCTCCTGATGTAGAGTTGGAAAAACTCAGTAGTGATGAAAATAATTTCTCAAATAAATCTTCTATTTGATTTCCCAATACCATAGGATTAGTAGATTCAGCATCACCTAATGTTATTCTACCACCAAAAGCATTTAAACCTAATTCCAAGTTTATTTCTTCGTTAGCTGATAAGTTTAGATTTCTTTTAGCAAACATATGTATGTCTGTCTTTTTAGAATTAAAAACTAATCTATCAGAATTAAGTGTAATCATATCACCATCTAATACTTCAGGTGTAGTTAGATTGAAAGCAGCTGGTATCAAAGCATCTACTTCTCTTGCTGGACCTGATGTGATAAATATAGAAGAACCATCTGCATTTATATTTTGTAGATGTGGGTAGTGTTCGTCTTGTATCTTCTGAGGTGGTACAGATTGTCTATTGGTAATCTTTATATCAGGATACTGATAGAACGGATCGCTACCAAATTTTATACCATTACCAAATCTACCATTTATAACCACATCACCATATTCACTTAGTAGATTTCTATTGTGTTCTGTAGTTTGTGCTGTAACCTTTGGGTCTGTAGGAACGTTATTAGCTACGTTCATATTTACATGGTTTCTCATATTCAAAGGTTGATAGTAGTACATCTGATTACCATGTTTGGCTATATTTACTACCTCACCGATTAAAGGGTACGCTACCATGTGAGGAGAAAGTGGCTTTATATAGTCGTCAATCTCATCGCCAGTATCTTGACTTTCTACAAACCTTGCTTTAACAGTTCCTAAGAAAGAATAATCAGGCATTTTACCATTACCACCAGGCGTACTTTTTCTCGGAAAATCTGATGGGTCTAGTAAAACTTGAGTTACGATAGCAGGTTCTAACTCATAAAACTCTACAGCCTCATCAATATTCTCTTTTATTAATTGATAAGCGTCTGCGTAAGTTAAGAATCCTGTTCCATCTGTTCTTCTGTTTTTATTTTTTTTACTTTTAAAAAATGGCATTAATTTTCAATCCTTTTAATGTCATCTGTTATTTCGTCTGAATGACTTTGTAAGTCTGTAGCAGCATCTTCTATCGCTCCCATAAGTTGTTCTTTTTCAGCTTCAGATAAACCGAACTCTTCTTCGGAACCACCCTTACTTTCAGCGGCTATTA